GAGGAGCGGGGCGGCTTGCCGAGATCATGTGGCAGCTGAGTACCAAACCGCCAACGGGGGATATCATGGCCTACATTCTAGCAGCCTATGGCTCCAAGGCGCGGGGGAATGGCAAAAACGGTAACGCCCGCGCCTCTACAGTGGATTGGGACGCGGTTGCAGCTGAAGAAATGCGCAAATGGAAAGAGGCAAGTAGTTATGGCAAAAACACAGGAACAGTGGATTGAGGATTTCCAATCGCGTTTTTTACAGGCCTGTTGTTGCGATGGCGCGGGATTTGTGCGCACAAATGCACCTCTCGGCCATCCCCTTTTTGGTGTGGCGATACCGTGTATTTGCCAGAAGGATGAATTGGCCAAACAGCGGGCCACTCGTTTGCGACGACAATCTGGTATCACGGATAGGCAACTGGAACAGTGGAATCTGGAACAATTCGATCCTCGCCTTTGCAAACCGCGTCAAGGGCAAAGCAAGGCCGATGTTGTAGCCAAAATGTGCGAGGTCAAAAAGCGCTGTGAGGCTTATGCTGCTAGCCCGAATAACTGGTTGATTCTAAGTGGCGATACGGGGACCGGGAAAACTCATTTGGCCTATGGAATTGCCATTGCCCAAATCCGCCGTGGGAAGGCGGTTTATGCCGCCTTGACAGCGGATATGCTGGACATGTTGCGCAATTCATTCAAAGAGGAGACGTTCGAGGACTGGTTTGCCACCCTACGTGATGTATCGCTTTTGGTGTTGGACGATTTGGGGGCGCAAAAGAATACTGACTGGACAGAGGAAACCCTTTTCCGTCTGCTGGACTATCGCCATATAAACCGGTTGCCCGTGGTGGTTACGACAAACTTACGATTAGAAGAAGGCGATCTAGATGCGCGGATGCGCTCGCGGCTGTTGGATGGACGCAATACGGCCCTAGTGTTGCCTTGTGGGGACTTCAGGATCAGAAGGGCATAATCCCGATATAGCAGATTTGCAGTAAGGGGGTTCGATGTATCAGAAGATTTTCCTAATCGGCTACTTGGGGGACAATCCGCAAATGCGCTATACCCCTGAAGGCACACCGGTGACTAGTTTCAGTGTGGCTACGAGCCGCAAGTGGACGGATGCGCAAGGGCAACAGCAGGAGCGAACGGTGTGGTTTCGCGTTAGCGCCTGGCGGCGGCTTGCTGAAAACTGCAATCAGTTTTTGACTAAGGGGCAATTGGTTATGATAGAGGGCGAGATGGGTGAGCCCCGTACCTATCAGGGACATGACGGCCAGTGGCGGGCGTCGCTGGACGTGACGGCGCTGAACGTGAAGTTCTTGAGCAAGAGCGCCGCGCCAGCAGAGGCGGAGACGGAGGCAACGGCGGGCCAAGAGGAGATACCATTTTAGTGGGGCACGGGCCGCTGGAGATGAAATGAGCCAAGAGGCGGGAAAGGTGCTAAGGCGATGAGCGAGCTCTTGTTACCGGTCAATGGGTTCAGACTGATGCCGACGGCTTGTCTTGCCGATGGCGAGCCGAGTTATGAGGCCTGGGCGCTTATGCTTTCACAATGTGAACATGCGCATCGCTGCTTGGGCTGGTGGCTTGGCGATCTGCTTAATTATGGCGAGGAGGCCTATGGGGAACGTTATGTGCAGGCGGTGCAGGCCACGGGCTTGGCGGTGCAGACGCTGATGAACTACAAGGCCGTGGCTAAGGCCATCCCGCCAGCGGAGCGGGTGGATGGCTTATCGTTTAGCGCGCATAGAGAGGTGGCATTTGTAGATAAGGAGATACGCATGCGGCTATTGAAATCAGCCAAGAAACAGATAGAGCAGGGGCAGGCCCCCTCGGAGACGGAGATTCGCTACGAGATACGGCAATTGAAGGGGGCTGAACCTGTGGTCTTTGTGCGCCTAACCGAGAGCGAGGCCTGGGCGCTACTCGACGATGTGGAGCAGCCAACATTGTTCAGCGCACGGGACAAAATACGTGCCGTTCTGTTGAAACTATAAATCTACCCGCGCGGGTAGATTCAGAAAGGGGGATTAGAGGTGACTGATGAGGAGATAAGGGAGCTAGTTCGGGCGATAAACGCTATGGGACGTGCGGAGGCCTACGGGCAAGTGGCGGACATGATTCAAGAGGTCTCTCAGGAGCTTGGCTCTCTGCTATTCAGGTTCAGGCAGGAGGCGCTAGCCGAGGCGAGGGAGATCATGGACCGGCTGGACGGGCTAGAGGAAATCAAGGACAAGATGCCCCTCCATGAGCGATAGCTTTTTGGAGAAGGTGCTGGCGGCGGAGCTGGATCAGGCGGGCATAGTCTACGTCCGCCAGTACTGTGCCGTGGCGGAGCGGAGGTGGCGTTGGGACTTTGCCTTTCTCGATGCACGGCTGTTAGTAGAGGTGCAGGGCGGGCTGTGGTTGCCCAAATCCGCCCACACCTGGGGGGAGGGGATCCGGCGTGATTATGAGAAGCACAACGCGGCCACGCTCTCTGGCTGGCGCGTGCTTTATGTGACGCGGGAGATGATAGAGAAGAACGAGGCGCTGGCGCTTATTGAGCGGGCACTGGCAGAATAAAATCCAGGGGAGGCTAAGACATGAATCATAAGGTGCTGGTGGAGCTAACAATGGAGTGTGCCTTTTGTGGCGAGGCCTATGCCGAGTTTGTTCATCGTCTTGGCGATGGTGATCTACGGGCGGTAGAGAGCGATGAGGGGCCGGAGCTGATGCTCTTGACGCCCTTGCCGAGGGGTTGGGCGTTGGCCAAAAGCGGCGATGCCTACTGCCCGGCTTGTTGTAAGCAATTTGGGATACAGAACGCGCGGCCGTTGGCGGCCTGTGCTTGGTGCGGTGCGCCGCTCTTTACCGAGGCCAAGCTTTGCCAGAACTGCTGGGAGGAGGCTAGCCGAGCAGACGGGGGCGATAAGCTCGACGATTAGGGAAAGGAGGACTATGCCGTCACCGGACGGAATGGTGTGGCGTTGCGAGCGCTGTGGGCGGGCCCTGGGCGAGTGGCGTGGCGGCGTGATGCGCCTGTTGGGCCAGCAGGTGGCGTTGACCGACAATGTGGCGTTGGTGACCTGCGACAATCCCTGTTGCCGCCACGCCAACGTTTGGGCACTCGGTATTGACAAAATACGCGAGATGCATTATTATGGAGATGTGGCTGATAATAGCGTAAAGTGAGCGAGCGCTGGCAGGTCGGAGTTGAGCGCGCCGACGGAGATAACCTCCGTCGGCGTTTTTGTTTTGGAGAGGCTATGTAGCCGAAGTTGACATGTTATTTATGGTTGAAAGTACGAGTCGGTAGGATGGGGAGACAAGAGCGATACACGACGCAACAGGTCATCGAGGCGATTCGGGGTTCAAACGGAATCGTCAAGAATGTTGCTATGCGTCTAGGGTGTGAATGGCGTACAGTCCGGCGTTATATTGACAAGTATCCAACTGTCAATAGGGCTTATAGAGACGAGCATGAGAAAATGCTGGACGATGTAGAAAGCAAGGCTCTGGAGCTTGCCCGTGCTGGCGATGGCCCGATGATTCGTTATCTGCTTAGCACACAGGGCCGTGAGCGTGGCTACGTGACGCGCCAGGAGGTGGCCGGCGTGGTGGAGCAGCCGCTGCGGGTGCGGTTCACCTATGATGACGTGGCGCGTGATATCGCCCGCCTGGTTGGCCTTGACGTGGCGGGGGGCGAGGATGGAGAGTGATGGGGGAGCAGGATTTCCCGCTGCCGGGCTTGCGCATAGACCAGGCGCGGATCGCCTGCCATCCGGCGCGGGTAAAAGTGCTAGCTATGGGCCGTCGTTGGGGCAAGACCACGCTTGGCGGCGTGATAGCGCTCATGAGCTTGACGCGCGGCCTGCGGGTCGCCTGGGTCGCTCCGACATACCGCAACGCCAGACCGTTGTGGCGGTTCTGTGAACGGCACGTCGCCCCGGTGCGGGATCGGGTCAAGGTAAGCCTAGCTGAGCAGGCGATGGAGTTCCCGGCGGCACGTGGCTGGTTAGGGGTTTATTCAGCGGATAACGACACCTCCATGCGCGGGGAGGACTTTGACTTGGTTATCGTGGACGAGGCAGCGCGCGTGAAACAGGAGACGGTGCAGGACGTGATTATGCCGACCTTGGCCGACCGCAACGGACGGCTCTTGCTCATTAGCACGCCTGTCGGGCTGAACTGGTTTTACACCGAGTACCAGCGCGGCCTTGGGGATGGACGTTACCAGGCCGCCTGGCGCGCCCCAACGTGTGCTAACCCGTTGCCTAGCATCCAACGTGCTTACTACGAGTTGCAGGAGCGCGTCAGACAGGGCGAGTTCCCAGAGCGCTCCTTCCGCCAGGAGTGGGATGCGGAGTTTATCGAGAGCGAGGGCATTGTCTTCCGCAATGTTGACGCGGTGGCCACGGGTGAGGTGCTAGAGTGGGCCACGCCGGGCCACACGTATGTCGGCGGCGTGGACTGGGGCCGCGTGGGTGACGCTACGGTATTCATCATCTTGGACGTAGAGGAGCGGCGCGTGGCGCGGGTTGAGAGGATGGTGGGCGTGCCGTTCACCCTTCAGCTAGAGCGGCTGAAGGCGTTGCAGCGTGACTTCGCTGTGCAGGCCTGGTGTGTAGAAACGAATGCCATGGGTGGGCCGCTGGTGGAACGATTGGCGGAGGAGGGCGTGCCGGTGCTAGCTTTCACCACCACGGCGGCGTCAAAGCAGATGGCGATCGAGGCCCTAGCGCTCGCGTTTGAGGGGCGGCAGATCACCATCCCGCGTGATGGTGTGCTGATGGGTGAGCTGAAAGCCTTCTCGGCGACGCGATTGCCCTCTGGCCTCATCCGCTACAGCGCGCCGGAGGGATTGCATGACGATTGCGTGATGGCGCTAGCGTTTGCCTGGCATGGGTTGGGCCAAGCGGCGAGTCCGGCGCTGATAGAGGTGTAAATGATGAATAAGCCGATCATCTGGCGATTCGGCGGCGGTGAACCTGGCCTGCGCTCCATCAGCCAGGAGGAGTTTTTGCACCTGACGAGCGGGGAGGCGGAGGGCAAGATCGTATCGGTCAACGACGCCTACCGCCTAGTGGGTTGGGTTTATCGTTGCGTCCAACTGCGGGCTAACACCATCGCCGGATTGCCGTGGAGCGTCCGCCGAGGCGAGGAGGAGGTGGAGCTCTGGTATGAGCTTACGCCCGCCTTGCGTGCCATCGAGTTTGCGCTTTGCCTTTGTGGCGCGGCCTACGCGCTGAAACTCCGCCGGGGCAAGCTGGTTGCGGACCTGCAGCCGCTGAATCCCAACACAATGGTGACCTTGGCAGATTCGCGCCAAGGGATAACGGGGTTCGAGCAGCGGGTGGGTGGACAGACGCAACGTTTTGCGTCGGAGGATATCGTCTTTATCCGTTACCTCCATCCAACTGATGATCTGGGCCCCGGCATATCCCCGGCGGCGGTCGCTCTGGCGGCCGCACGGCTAGCGCACTACAGCAACACCTTCTTGGCCAAGTTTTTCGAGAACGGCGCGATGCCGGCCGTGATTTTGACCACCGAGCAGCCGCTGGCCGAGGCCGACGCCGAGCGCGTGCGCACCTGGTGGCAGAGGGCCTTCGGGGGCGTCCAACGCTCCTGGCGCACCGCCATCCTGCAGAAGGGCCTTGAGCCGCGCGTCGTGGGCACGTCGGTGCGTGATTTGGCCGTTGGCCCGCTCTTGGCGGAGGCGCGCCAGCAGATTGCCGTGGCCTTTGGTATCCCGCAAACCCTGTTAGAGGACGCGGCCAACTTCGCCACGGCTAGAGAACACAAGCTGTCCTTTTACTACGAGACGATTTTCCCAGAGGCGCGGCTCATCGAGGCGGCCCTGAACGAGCAACTTTTTGCCGAGCTGGGGCTTGAGTTTACGTTCCAGTACGGCCAGGTGGAGGCGATTCAGCAAGACGAGGCCGTGAAGGCCCAGGCTTTGATGCAACTCGTTGGCGCGGGCATCATCACCGCAGACGAGGCGCGAGAGCAGATGGGATTTGAGCCGCGCGCGCCGGCGCCCGTGCCAATTGCCACGCCGTCACAGCCGTCCGCGGAGGAGCAGCCGCCAGTGGCGGCGCGCGGGCTTGGGCGCGATGCCATTCAAGAGCTGGCCCGTTGGCGCGATAAGGCCGCCCGCCGCGGCTGGGACGTGGAGTTTGAGATTCACTCTATCCCCGGCTGGTTGGCCGAGGCCGTGCGTCGCCGTTTGGCCGACGGGTGTGAACGCGAGGCCTTTGCGCCCGCCCTACGGGGGTTCAGCCGTAATAAGGCGGAGGAGGGGCTACGCCAGAAGATCGTCGCCGTTCTGAGTGACTATGAACCCGCCATCGCCAAGGCCGTCGGCCGTGGGGAGATGCCAGATGATAAGGTGACCGAGATGCAGAACAGGTTGATCTCAGTCATCACGGCGTCTCTAGCCGCCATTGTTGCCGACGCGGCTCTGGCGGACGCTGTCGAGGTCGGTGTGGGCCTAGACTATGATGATCTCCTCTTGGACGCCACGAGCTGGGCGCAATCCTATACCTACGATCTGGTGAAGGGCATCACCGAGAAGACGGTAGCGCAATTGCAGGCCATCATCGGCCAGGTCACGCAGGGCCAACTCGCCCCGACCGATGCCGAGTTGCTCTTGGCGCCGCTATTCGGTGATGTGCGGGCGGGGATGATCGCCACCACCGAGGTGACGCGGGCGTTGAGCCAGGCCACGGAGATTTACACCAAGCAACTCCGTGAGGCGGGCCATAAGATCGTCGTGCGTTGGCTCACCGAGGAGGATGAGCGGGTGTGCGACATCTGTGGCCCGCTGGATCATAAGCTAGAGGACGTCTGGCGTGAGGTGTCACCGGACGGGCCTCCCGCACACGTCAACTGTCGCTGTAAGACCGTGATCGAGGTGGCGCGATGACTGAGGGGACGGGTTCATCATTTATTGTCGAGCTGGAGGGCGTTGACGAGGTGGTGCGCCGGTTAGAGAAGATCCCGGAGGCGACGGAGGCTGTGTTACAGCGGCTGGCCGAGCTGGTGAAGTTGGCGGCCATCCCGTATCCGCCCGAAGGCCCGTGGAACAGGCCGGGGCCCTACCCGTCACACTGGTATCAGCGGCAATTTGGGCCGCGTTGGACGGTGAAGTCAGGCGAGGTGCGTGGCCGCAACACCAGCGAGATGTTGCAGAAATCCTGGGTCACGGGGCGGCAGGGGCGATTCGAACAATATGTGGGGACGCGGGTCTCCTATGCCGATTATGTCATGGGTGAGCGGCAGACCGGGTTCCACCAGGCCCACGGCTGGCGGAGGTTGCGCGATGTGGCCTATGACGTGGTTAGGGATAATCTGTCGGAGATAGGGCGAGAAGAGATCGAAAGGGCTGTGGAGGAGGGCTGAACATGCCATACGTGATTCGGAAGCGGGGCGATGAATGGTGTGTTTACAAGCGTGGGGATGATGGTGAGCTGGTGGGCGACGCGCTGGGCTGTCACGAGAGCAAGGAGAAGGCCCAGGCGCAGATTGCGGCGATCTGGGCCAGCGAAACGCAGGGGAAATCCTGGCAGTTTACGGTCGAGCAAATGGAGCTCATTTGCCCGTCTTGTGCCGCAAAGATGCGAGAGGCGGGCGTGCGCTCCATTTCCGCGCTAGAAAATCTGTTGCGTGAGACTGAACCGCTGGAAAGGTCGGCCATGATCCAGGAGCTATCGGCCGTGCGCGCCCTAGGCGATGAGCGGGTGGGTGGTTATGGTGTGATCTTTGGTGGACGCGATCTCTATAACACCTACTTTACTCCGGCGACCGACTTCTGGCTAGAACGCATAGGCAAGCCGGCTGTGCTCTATGACCATGGCCTAGATATCCGCCTCGGTTGCCGCGCTATAGGCGAGGTGATCTCGGTGCGCAAGGACAGCATCGGTCTCTGGATTGAGGCGCAACTTGACCGGCATAATGAGTATCTCGACGCCGTAAAGGAGCTGATCGCCAAGGGGGTTCTGGGCTGGTCCTCTGGCACGGCATCGCACCTGATGGAGGTTGCACCGGATGGCCAGATTCGCCGTTGGCCTATCGTAGAGTTTTCGCTCACTCCGACGCCGGCTGAACCCCGGACGCTCGGAGTGGAAATATTGCGGGCATTGCATCTCACCGAGCTTTTGCCCAAGGGCGATAGCGGAGCGGTCCCGGCTGGGATCGGCGAGTCGCCGGCAGAAGAGGATAGAGATGAGGCCGATAAATCAGAAAAGGAGAGGATAAAAATGGACGAGAAAAAAGAGGAGATCAAGGCCGCCGAGAAGGTTGCCGAGATCAGTGTGGATACGGACAAGATTGTGGAGGCGGTGTTGGCCAGGATGCAGCAACCTGTCAAAGGCCTCTATGCCGTGCCGAACGTAAAGAAGGTGACGAAGCTGGGTTTTGCCGACGACGCCATGCGCTCATGGATCCACTGGGTGCGCACCGGAGACGAGATCGCCGTGCGCGCCGCGTTGCAGGAGGATACGGCGAGCGAGGGCGGTTACCTGGTCCCGGACGATTTCTATGCCAAGGTGGCCCTGAAGCTTGGTGAGCAATCCATCGCGCGGGCCATGGGGGCGACGGTGATTCCCACCAGCCGAGACATCATTCGCGTGCCGACCGAGGGCACGAGCATGACCAACTTTGTGCTCAAGGCCGAGGAGGCTGCTTATGACGAGAACGAGCCGACGTTCAGCGAGCTGGCGCTGACGATCTACAAGTACACCAAGTTAGTGAAGCTCAGCGAGGAGCTGGCCGAGGACGAGGCGATTGCGCCAAGCCTGCCCGACATACTTGCGGGCATGTTCGCGCGGGCGATGGCTGGGACTGAGAACACTATCTTCCTTACTGGCGCTGGCTCGACCGAGCCGACGGGCGCGGTGACGGGCGGCACGAAGGGCGTCGGTGCCGCCTCGACCTCCGCGATCACCGCGGGCGAGGTCGTTGACCTCTACTTCAGCCTGGCCAGCCAATACCGCAGCCGCCCCGGCGTCTGTTGGGTGATGGACGACAAGACGGAGAAGGTCATCCGCAAGATTCAGGCCACGAGCTCGGCGGGCGAGTTCCTGTTCCAGGTGACGCCTGGTGGCGCGCTGGAACCGGACACCCTCTTGGGCAAGCGGGTCTGGAACGCCTCAGCGATGCCCGACATCGCGGCCAGCGCCAAGGTCATCCTGTTCGGCGATTGGGAATACTACTACATCGCCGAACGAAGCGGGCTTGTCGTAGAACGCAACCCGTACCTCTACCAGGCCAATGGCCAGATCGCCCTGTTTGCCAAGTTCCGCGTCGGCGGTGGCGTGGCCCAGGCGACGGCGTTCCAGTACTTGCAGATGGCGAGCGCGTAACCGTGCGAGTGTTGGTTTACTGCGCAGTGCTACGGCTTGAGCCACAGACGGTGAGGGCCATCATGGGATTGACCTGGCCGCCTGACCGGGACGTTGTTTTCGGTTGGCGTTCTGGCCCTCCCGGTTGGCAACATCACCTGGCGCAGTACCAAAATGCTTGGAGGCTGGCGGCGGGATACGACGCCTTGATGTTGATCGAGAGCGATATCATCCCGCCGCCGGACTGCATCGAAAAGCTCGCGGCACTTGACGCTGAGGTGGCCATCGGGCTGTACGTAAGCCGGCGTGGCGAGCCGGTATGGAACGTGCTCACGCCGTGGAATGGCAAAATGGGGCAATCCATTTCCTTTACCAAAGAGGGACGTAAGGCCTGGGGCAAGGTTATAGAGACCAGCGGTTGCGGCTTTGGCTGCGCGCTGATCCGCGGTAAGGGGTTGGAGATAATGCCGCGCGATCCTGGCAAGAGCTCTTACTGCGACTGGCCTTGGTATGAGGACTTGCAGAATCAGGGTGGCCGCGTCATGGCCGATCTGAGCGTCGTCTGTGGCCATGTACACACGGACGGCACAGTGCTTTGGCCCACAAAGGACGGGTGCCGTAAAGAGACCGTCGCCACTACGGTTGAACCAACGGATTGGTGTGAACGCCAGGAGGCTGGCATGGTTGGCACGCGAAGGGTAAAGATGCTTAGGGCCGTGGGCTCGCCCTACGGCTGCCCGCAGGTGGGGCAGAGCATCGAGTTGCCCGCGGAGATCGCTGTGGATTGGGCGAATTGCGGCTATGCGGAGCTTATGGAGGATGGCGATGGCCTACATCACGACGAGTGAACTGAAAACCTATCTCGGCGTCACGGGGACGGGAGATGACACGCTCCTAGGCGCGCTCATCACCGCCGCCCAAAAGGCGGTGGAAAGCTTTTGTCGGCGGCGGTTCGAGGCGACGACGGCGACGCGGTACTACACGCTGGACGACACGATGGGGCAGACGCTTTACCTGGACGACGATCTGCTGACTGTGACCAAGCTAGTCAATGGCGATGGTGTAGAGATCACTAACGACCAATACGTGCTCTTACCGCGCAACAGCTCGCCCAAGTATGCCATTCAGCTCCTCTCTGGCCATTCCTGGGTGCAGGAGATGGACACCTGGATCGAGGTGAAGGGCACGTGGGGATTCAGCGCCACCGCGCCAGCGGACGTGGTGCAGGCGACCAAACGCTGGGCTGGCTACCTCTATCGTCAAAAGGACGCCACGACCTACGACGTGACGGCATACCCGGAGGCGGGCGTCATCTCTGTGCCGCAAGGCATACCACGGGATGTGCAGATGCTACTTGCGCCCTATCGCAAGGAGGTGATGGCATGGGCCTAGCGGGCATCCTGACGGCTTGCAAAACTATCGCGTCAGCCGTGACCGGCATCAAGGCGGCCTACGATCATACCGATATGCCGGAGGCGCTGGATTCAGCCGAGGTGCCGGCCGTGCTCTGCCTGCCCAACTCTGGCGACATGGAGGCATCGGGCGCGGGGGCGGGGGCGATCATACATACGGTACGCCTGATCCTAGTGGGCATGGCGGGTGGGCAAGGAACGGTGGCCCAGCGGATGAGCCAGCTCGTGCCCTATGTGCCGGCGCTACAGACCGCGTTCGCGGCGCACCTAGCCCTGAGCACGAGCGGTGTCGAATGGGCAACCCTAGAACGTTACGCCTTTATCACCTTTGCTATCGGTGAAAATAATCACGCGGCGGTAGAGTTCACGCTAAGAGTTTTTGAGCGCGAACTGTTGACCGTCGGAGTCTAAGAGAGTAAGGAGGAGTCATGGCAGGTATTCGAGCTTTGCAGATGATTCAGTTTGGTATTGAGACCACGCCTGGCACGGCGCTGGCCGCGACTGTCCTCTGGCGGGGCGTGGGCACGCTGAACGACGAGGCCAAGCCGGTGGCCATCAAGGAGCAGGCTGGCTATCTGTTCAGTCTGGGCCGCGTGGCCATCCCCAAAGTTGGCGCGGTGTTGAAGCTGGACGCCACGCCGGCCACGTTTGAGCAGTTGCCCTACCTGCTCGCCGCGGGCGTCGAGAACACCACGACTGGCACGGCCGACGGAGCGGGATCGGGTAAAATCTATCAGTATGACGCGCCTACCATCACGGCCAACAGTATCAAGAGCCTCACGGCGCGGGTCGGCGATAATCAGCGCGTGGACGTGATGGCCTACACCTTCACCGAGAGTTTCCACCTCAAGGGGGCCAAGGGCGGGATGGTGGAGGTGGACGCCGAGTTGCGCGGCCGCCAGGCCGTGGACGGAGATTTCACCACGGGCGTAACGCCCGCCGCCGCCGAGCCGGTGCTATTCCAGCTAGGCAAGCTGTACCTCAACGCTGATGGTGGCACAATCGGTACGACGCAGGTGACCGGTAGCCTCCTGGGGTTCGAGTTCGGTGGACGGACGGGCTGGAATGCTCTCTGGACGGCGGACGGCCAAGTCTATTTCACACAGCCTGTCTATGTGGGCAACAATGCCGACACGGGCGGGCAAGAGGTGACGGGCAAGCTAGTTCTTCTACACGACGCCAACGCCGAGACGGAGCTGGCCAAGGCGCGGTCGGGCGAGATTCGCCTTATGCGGCTGCTCTTCCAGGGCTCAGCCCTTACCACGGCTGGCACGACCTATACCCACAAAACACTGCAGATTGACGCGGCGATTCAGTATACCGACATCCCTGATCTCGGTGAGCAGGATAATCTGGGTGTCATGGAGTTCCCGTTCCGCGTGGTGCTGAACGCGGCCCGCAACCTCTCATACCAGATCATCGTGGTGAACGAGGTGGCGACGCTATGACAAAGTTGACCTTCCGCATGTCGCAGGTCTCGTTTGATGAGACCATCACGTTACTGGAGTTCATGCAGGCCAAAACTGTTGACGATCCGGCCATGATGAGGCGGATCAGGCCCATCTTAGCGCGCGGGCTTGGCATAACCGAAGAGGAGCTCGGCGCCATGACCTGGGAGGAGCTGAGCGCGGTTTGGGCGCAGATCCCGGCGGCACAGGAGGCTGAACAAAATGATGCTGTCCACCCTCAGAGCGCGAGGCCCTCGGCGTCTGGGCCAGCGGCGTGACCGACGCCGTGCCGCCCTGGGTGACGGTTTTGACCTGCGCCGAAAAGTGGGGCGTGCCGCCTTGGGTGGTGGGCGATTTACGCGGAGAGCGCAAACGCTGGCTTTATCGCCAACGGCTGTGGAACGAGGCGCAGGCCAAGCGCCAATGTGTGGAGGCTGAACGATGGGAGAGGCGCTAACCCTCGCGGTGCTCTTGACGCTAAAGGACGAGGCGTCGGAGGCGGTAAAGAAGTTCAAGGACAACATCACGCCGACGCAGACGGCGCTTCTTGGCATGGGCGCGGCGGCTGCGGCTGGCGGCGCTCTGGCCATAAAGACGCTCATTGACTGTGGCAACGCCGCGGCTGAGGAGGAGAGAGGCATCCTGAAGCTCAAGGCTGCAGTGGAGGCCAGCGGTGAATCGTGGGATGATGCCAGCGCCAAGATCGAGGATTATCTCGCCGCCGAGCTACGCCGCACGGCGTTGGATGATGGCGCGGGCCGTGAATCCATAGCGACGTTGACCACGATCACAGGTGATTATCGCCAGGCCTTGGAGCTTATGCCGTTGGCCCAAGACCTGGCCGCGGCCAAGGGGATGGACCTTGCGTCGGCGGCACAGTTGGTGGGGCGTGTCGCCGAGGGCAACACCGGCATCTTGACTCGTTACGGCATCGTGTTGCAGGACGGCGCTACATCTCAGGAGGCTCTGGCGGCGATGCAGGCCACCTTCGCCGGCCAGGCTGAGGCCTACGGCAACTCCACCGCGGGCGCGCAGGAGCGGATGAACATCGCTATGGGTAACCTCAAAGAGACCGTCGGCTCATACGTGTTGCCCATCATGGCCGACTTCGCCAACACCCTGGCCGACCTAGCTAGCCGCGCCATCCCGTGGGTGCAGAACGTCATCGAGGGGGCGATCTCCTTTTGGGAAGAAAACAAGGTGACTATCATCGCCGGCCTTGCGGCGTTGGCCGTCGTCATCCTCATACAGGTCATCCCAGCGTTCATCGCCTGGGCGGGCGCGGCGGCGGCGTCAGCCATGTCCACCATGGCCGCGTTGGCCCCGGTCGTTTTGCCCGTCCTGGCCATCATGGGGGCGGTGGCATTGCTCAAAGAGGCGTGGGAGAACGATTGGGGCGGGATGCGGACGTTCCTGACCGATGTGTGGGAGAATAAGCTGAAGCCGATCTTCGAGACGCTGAAAACCTGGTTCACCGAGACCCTGCCCGACGCGGCTCGCCAGGTTTATGAGTTCATCCGGGACCGCTGGGAGGACATTCGCACCGCCGTGTCGGGCGTGTGGGATTGGCTGAAAGGTACATTCGAGACGATCAAGACCTGGTTCACGGTCACATTGCCCAACGCGGCGCGTGACCTCTTCATTGCCATCCGGGATAGGTGGACTGACATCCAGGATAAGATTGACGCGGTATGGCGTTCGGTCAAAGAGACGCTGGAGGCGATAAAGACCTGGTTCACTGAGACTCTACCCAATGCGGCTCGTGACATGAAGGAGGCCATATCCACAAAGGTGGGAGAGCTGGGGACTGCTCTGAGCACGGCCTGGGATAACATCAAAGAGACGGCCAAGACGAAATGGGATAGCATCGTGGGAGGCATAAAGGACGCTTTCTCAGTGGACTGGGGCGCTCTAGGCCGGGGGATCCTGGACGGCATCTGGAACGGCATTCAGTCTGGCTGGGATTGGATCACGGGCAAGGTGCGCGATCTGGCGAATAATCTGTTGGACGCCGCCAAACGCGCCCTGGGGATCGGTTCGCCATCGAGGCTATTCGCTCTGCAGGTTGGCCTGCCAATCGCCGAAGGAGTGATGCAGGGCATGGAGCAAGGCTTGCGCACCGCTGGCGGTTTCTGGGACGCGCTAGTACCGGCCGGGGCCGTGGGCGGCATGGCGCCGTCGGTGGCCGGTGGTGGCGCTGTGCACTATCACCTGAACTATTATGCCACACAGACCAGGCCTGGCGCTGAGGATGCGGATGCGGCCATGCGGCGACTGGAGTGGCTGGTAAGGGTGCGAGGGATATAATGAGCGGATACAGTCTGGCCTACATAGACCAAAACGGGTTCGAATACGCTATAACCGACGGCATTCATGTCTTCTTGCAACCTGGCGGCCTGCACGGGTTCGGTGCGTTACGCCTTGACGCGGCGGCGGCCAGGCGGCCCTACAGGGACGGCGCGATGCCGCTGGGCCGCCCCTACACGCCGGCACGCGAGATGCAGGTGGCCGTCGCCCTCTACGACGTGAGCTACGCCGCCTGGGTGGAGCGCAGCCGCAATCTGGCGCGAGCCATGAGCGCGTATAAGGATCCGGACGCCTTGGGCACGCTGAAGGTCATCACGCCCGATGGGTTGGAGCGGCGGATTGACTGTTGGCTGGTGGAGTGGCCCGACCCGGAGATGACCGGTCCGACGTTGGGCGTCGTGACCGCGACCTTCTGGGCCGCAACGCCCTGGTTTTATGATCCGGTCCCGGTCGAGGAGATTATCGCCCTCTCCGGCGCGGGCGGCATAACCTTTCCGGTGACGTTCCCCATCACCTTCGAGGCCACGTCCATCAACACCCGTGTTGACCTGGAGAACGCGGGTGACGTGGAGACCTGGCCCACCGTGCGGGTCAACGGTCCTGGCGCAAACATCGTGATAGAGAACGAGACTATGAGCAAGACCTTGGCCCTCACCGCTGGCGCTGGGCTGACCCTGGACGCTAGCGATTATGTCTTGGTGGACATGGCCGAGGCGACGGTGCGCTGGTGGGACGCCTCCGCTGGGGAGTTCAAGAACGCCACGGCCTACTTGAGCGCGGCGTCGGAGTTCTGGCCCTTACGGCGCGGGGCCAACACCATTCACGCCCAGATGGCCAACGCCACCAGCGGTTCGATGGTCTTTACGTTCCGCCGCTATTATCAGTGCTTGTGAGGAGGTGGTTATGAGCGAGAGTTTTTGTCCTGTCGAGGGCGTGGCCATCTCGGCCAACACCTTCGGCAACATCCTAGAGGCCATCACCGTCAAGGGGTCGGCCTCGACGCAGGGCGTCTTCCGTGGGATGCTGGACGATCTTGAGGTCACGGGCACGACATCGCCCGTGACGGTGGCCACCGGCGTGGCGTTCGTCAAAGAGGGCGTTTACACCAACAGCACCTCCGTGGACGTGGCCATCCCGACGCCCACCACGGCCACGCGGATCGACCGCATAGTTTTGCGGCTGGATTATACCGCCTCGCCCTGGACGTGCACGGTGCAGCGGCTGGCGGGCGCAGAGGGCGCCGGGGCGCCGGGGGTGACGCAAACCGAGGGCACGAAATGGGAGATAAGCCTGGCCAAGGTCGCCATCACCACCGCCGGCGTCATCACCGTGACGGATGAACGCGCCTTCGTCGGGGACGGACAGGTGGTGAACGCCAGCCTTGCCGATGGCGCGGTCATGGAGGGCAAGATCGCCAGTGGCGCGGTGACGGAAACGAAAATCGCCACCGGCGCGGTGACGGAAACGAAAATCGCCACCGGCGCGGTGACGGAGAACAAGATCGCCACCGGCGCGGTGACCGCAGCTAAAATTGCAAACAGGACGCGGGTGCTCTACGTGCCTGCCCTCTATGCCTATAATGTGACAGTGTCAGACGAGATAGTATATGATTGCGACTTCTATAGCTGGAACTTCTTCGATAACAAGTCAAGCCTGGCCGTAGGCCGTTTCCGCGTACCCGGCGACTTTGACGGATCGCTGGTAGTCAAAGCGCTAGTGCGGCCGGCGTCATCTGGCAATGTCTATGTCTATCACCAAGCGCTCTACGGTGCTCTGAACGAGCAAGTTGGCAATCACAACAACACGAATGATTTTGCGGCGGTCAGTGTGACGTCAGGCGTTTACAACGAGATCAGCTCGCTGACCCTAACGGATGCCAACATTGGCGACAATGTGTCCCTTAAGTTCCAGCGCGATGCGACGAACGCACAAGACACGGTAGATAACACTATGCGGTTTATGGGCTGGATCGTGACCTACACGGCGGATAGCTAAGATGTATCAGGTTTGGATCCTAAATGATGACTACAGTCCGCTGGCCCTATTGACGCGCTGGACGAAGCTGCAATACCGCGTCGCGCTCAATGACGTCTCCGGGGCTAGCATAGAACTGATGGCCAACGATCCTAAGCTAGAGGACATCGGCCTAATGAAACGCCTGCGCATCGTGCGGGACGGGGTGGACGTTTGGGGCGGCATCCTGCTGAATATGGCCTGGACGGTGGCACAGGATGCCCCGGCTGGCGACACCTATGCCCTTGACGCGCTCGACCACGCTGTTTACGCCGCCTGGCGCACCATCCCGCGCCCGTCGGGTGAACACTTTGACACCGTGACGGGCCATGCCGATGACGTGGCCAAATCGTTCGTGCGTCGCCATCTGGGGAGTTCCGCGGCGAGCGAGCGGCGGTTTAGCGACCTAACGGTCGCGGCCGATGCCGGTGCGGCTGAATCCACGAGCCGCAGTTGGGTCGGTGGGACGGTGCTGGAGCACCTCCAGCGATTGGCGGAGGGGAAGGCCTTCTACTGGCGTTTTGTGCCCTCGGCGACGGGCGTGGAGTTCCGCACCGCCTACCCTCTTTGGGGGCTAGATCGGACGCAAGGGAACGGCGTCAACAGCGAGCTGATTTTCTCCCTGGACCGGGGCAACGTGGCCGAGTTGGCCTATCGCAAAGACCTTACCGAGCACTATAACACGATTTACGTGGCCGGCGCGGGTGAGGGCAAAGACCAGGTCGTGGTGACGCGGGCCAACGCCCCCTACGTCACGGCGTATAAGAGGCGGGAGCAATGGGTCAGCGCCACGAGCTACACCGCCACAGCCGATCTGGAGGATGAGGGCGACCGCGCCATCGCCGAGGCCAAGCCGGTCGAGGTGATGAGCGCCACGCCGTTGGCCGGTGCAGTCACGCCTGCAAACCTAGGCGATAAGTGCACGATAAGATGCGTCCGCTACGGGCGGACGTTCGCCATGAATGCCATTATCCGTGCCATCTCGTTCGAGGTGGGGGCTGACGGCGTCGAGTATGCCAAACCGGAGTTTGTGGCGATATGAGCGACCCACGTGAGTTGACTGGGCCAACGTTGGCGGATAGGTTACGTGCGCTAGAGACCAGGATTGCGCAGTTGGAGGCCGGCCTGGCCACGGGCGTGTTGGGCACAGACCAGACCATCAAGGCTTGCCACGACCGCCTGGACTCGTTGCTTGGAGCAGGAAAGCAGTCGCCCGATGGCACGCTGGTTAGCAACCTAAATGCCGACCTGCTGGACGGCATTCACGCCGCCACTAGCGCTACGGCGAATAAGCTCCTGGCGCTGAACGCCAGCGCAAAGTTGCCCGCGTCAATCACCGGCGATGCTGACACCGTGGACGGGAAACATGCCTCCGACCTGGATACCTCGATTGCTGTCTATGAAGCTCATAGCACGACAGAGAAGAATATCACCACCAGGGGGAAAGAGCAAGACCTCGCCACGCCACAGTTGAGTGTCTCTGTTGAGGATGGCGATATCGTGGTGGCCATGTTCGATACACATGTTTACGGTTCCACCACAGCGACGCCAGCGGCCTATCTAAAACTCTACATCGGCTCGACGGGCGGCCAACCGAGGATGACAGCTTCCCTGAGTTATAGCTGTGTGGCCCTGCATTTCACCGTCACCGCCTCTGAATCCGCTACTTTGACAGTGAAAGTGGTGGCCTATCTCTATTCAGGTACGACCTCATTGAAGACGCGCTATGATCAGTTGGTCGTTTTGAGGATTAGGCCATGAGTGATGTGGCCTAGAGAGTACTATAGCAAGAGGAGGGAATCGTGAATATCATCCGGCGTTACACCTGTGAAACCGCGAGGGGCATAGTGCGATATTATGCCGTTGTCGAGACTGATGATGGCCAGCGGGTCGAGCTCGGTTCAAAAGAGCCGTTGGCCGACGCTGAATGGTTTTCCCTGGCGGAGACGACGTTGGCCGAGCCGGCTAAGCAAGAGCCAACGGTCGAGGTGGAGGCGGAGGATGGCACAATTATCTAAAAAACGCAAGGTGTCCATAAAACTTACGCCGGGAAAACAAAAACAGGTGGTATCGGCAATTGACTTACTTGCGTCCACCTATGGCGAGTTGCTCTCCATCTGGTCCCAGTTGACCTCGGAACAGCAGGATAAAGTTTTGGCCGCCTCGCCGTTGTTGGCCAAGTGCATTGCATTGTTTACTATAGAGGTGAAACATGGCGCTTAGGACTGCGGTTGCGGATGGACTTTGGTCGAACGCGGCGACATGGGATACGGGCGTGCCGGGGAACGGAGACACGTTCAGCATCCCTGCCGGGCTTACGGTGACCTTCGACGTAGACCAGTCTAGCCTCGCCAATGGCGTCTCTGGCGCGGTGAATGGTACATTGCGTTGGGCCACCGACGGCACGGTGACCTATGCGAAGTTCAACGGGGATGTCACCGGTACGGGCAGCATCTATGTGGGCAATTCCACAAGTGATCCCATCCCAGCGCCTGTGGGGGCAACACCGGAGGTAGCGACGGTCGCCTTCAATGGGGCATATAAGTTCACGGGCGCGTTTATCCATTTTGAGGCTTATGGCGAGGAACGGGCGCCGGGCTATGCCATTGCCAACAAAATGGACAATACGCACATCGTGTTGGACGGTGGCGGCATGCTGAATTGGCTGCGGGTTGGGGACATTATCGCAATCTCTGATAGTACCGTACAAGGGCGACATTCACCATCCTCTGAAACTTTCACCGTGGACAATTATGACCCGGCTACGCGCACCATCACGCTAAACGCCGGCACACCTCTCACGCGCAATGTGAATCAGAATGGTGTGACGGATATGGTTATTCTCCTTTCACGTTGCATTTTGATGACAAATCTTAGTAAAGCCGCGACTCTAATTAACGCTGCAAATAATGGCGTAGCTCGTGGAGTGAGATTCTACAACTTCTCGTATGGCGCGTTATATGGCGTAACTGGTTGGAGTATTGTGAATTGCACTGGGCAAAATAGCACCTACGGCAGCATAGCGAGTGGAGGTTCTAATCACGTTATCACGAACTGTACTGCGCATAATAATGCGTATGGTGGTATAGCCAACGGCGGTTCTAGCCATATTGTCACGAACTGTATAGGGCAAAACAATGCCCACAGTAGCATAGCCCACTATGGCACTAGCTACACTATCACCAACTGCACCGTACAAAATAGCACTTACGGCGGCATAGCCCACTATGGCACTGGCCACATCATCACGAACTGCATCGGACAAAACAACTCCTCCGGCGGCATCGCCTACCAGGGTTCTGGTCACACCATCACCAACTGCACCGGACAAAATAGCACTTACGGCGGCATAGTCTATTCCGGTACAGGTCATACCATCACGAACTGCATCGGACAAAACAACTCCTCCGGCGGCATCGCCTACCAGGGTTCTGGTCACACCATCACTGGCTGTACCGGGCAAAACAACACCAATGGAGGTATAGCTAATTTAGGTACTGTCTTGGACATAATTGATTCCACCGCGGATAACACGAATACCGGCGGGAGTCTTTATAATGTCCAATCCGCCTCTCTGCGAGACTGTGCATTGACCCATACCACGGAAGTTTATGGTTATACTGATGTTTCACGTAGGGCACATCACATCATCGAGTCGTTTGACCATGATCAGGTTGCCGGCGCCTTTCGCGCTTGGACGCGGGGTGGTGTGGTAAACAGTGTAGCCGCGCCGGTGCCAGCCGGTCACGACATGGCTTACCAGCACGTTTGTGAATCGGCCACGTTTCCCTGCTGGCGGCGCTGGGCCGTGTCAGTGCAGCCGGGTGATAAGTTGACCGTCTATGCCCACCTACGCAAGGACGTCTCGATGGCCTACCTACCGCGGGTGCAAATCGTAGATCGTTTTGCAGACCCGCTAGTGGACGCGGCCAACTTGCCGCTAGACGAGGCGGTGATGACTAACTCCGTGGACACATGGGAGAACCTTACCCTAGTCTGGGAGAACGATGGTGTAGCTCCGCGTGTGGTGTGGATCAGGACGTTAGCTATGAATGCAACGGGCAACATGTATGCCATGCTAGACTGGGAAGTGGTGAACCTGGAAGGCGCGCTGGGCAGGCTCATCGCCATCCAGGACGACATTGCCGCGATGGAGACCGATGTGGATGCGATCCAGGCTAGCACGGCCACGATAGAAACCGACATAGATGGAATCCAATCTAGCATGGCTGCAATTGAAAGCGATATAGACGCCATCCAGGCTAGCACGGCCGCAATTGAAACTGACGTGGATGCCATCCAGGCTAGCACAGCCGCAATTGAGACTGATATAGGTGGAATCCAGACCGACATAAGCGCAATCCAGACCGACATAAGCGGAATCGGAGATGATATCGCCTCTATCAAGATTGACATTATCGTTATCAGAGGCAAGGTGGACACCTTTGGTTCAGCTCCAGTTACGGTGGCTTCACCAGTGACGCCTGGGGGAGGCATCTGTTTGTACGTGGCAGATGACTATGATGCCGATGAGGGGCGGCAATTGACATTTACCGATTCGAGTGGCACATGGCCCGACCTTACAGGGGCGACGGTCAAACTATTTATCACACAAATTCTACCTGATGGTGTTGCAGGTATACTCTACGACCCAGGGACAGACCACCAGCGGGTTGAGTTTGAATTGACCGCGGAGCAAGTCCACCGATATGGTGTTTATAACTACGCCATCGTTGCCACCCTACCGGTCACCATGCGAACTATAACCTTGGCTACAGGCACATGCGTCATTAGTGATAGAGCGCCAAGCGTGTAGAGACTATGGACAGAAAACAGGGCTGGATAATCATCTCTCTTTTGGCGGCGCTGCTGTTGTGCGATATCGCCGCGGCGTTTAGGCTGCAAACAGCCGTTGACCGGGTGGAGAGTGCGGCGAAGCGGCTAGAGGAGCATGTCGTTTTACAGGCGGCGACAGTGTATGTCCACGGCCAGGCGCTGGACGATGCTACCGACCTACCAGTTGCCGGGTTCATGGCGGAGCTGTACTACAATGGACGCAGGCTGGGCGCGTCCACCTCCAACGCGAGCGGGTATTTTGGCATCTCCACCAATGTACAGGTCGGTGAGTTCGAGTTGCGGTTCTACGCGCCAGCGACGCACCCGCGGGTGGTACAGGTTCTCCGGGCGCCGAACGTGACCGACTTCAGGCTGAGTTCAGACCTGCTCTCCTGCACCTTTCGCGTCTCGCCGGCCGGGGGGCAAACGGGCAATTTCCTAGTCTTTTGCGCCGTCGCACCCACCGTGGGGACACTTGTACCCACGGCTATGCCAACCGCAACGTTGCTGCCCACTCCTGTCACGCCGTCGCCCACCTGGACGCCTGGGCCGACAGCCATGCCAGAGCCGACGGCCACGCTGTGCTTCCGCGACCCGCCGCCCCACCTGGTGGAGGCGATAAAGGATCAGTTCAGTGCCCTCTTCCCGCCACCGGATAATGAGCTCACGCGGCTTGGCTTCGAGCTGGCCGCGGGCTGGCCGATGTTGCAGAAGACCCTTGAGGTGGACGGGCAGATGTTCGTGGGCCAGGTCTGGACGCCCGTCACGGTGGTGGTGGCCTGGCCCGACGGCTGTTTCTCGATTGTGGATGCGTGGAGTTTTTGGCATAACGCGCCTTGAAGGAGGTGGGGCATGGGGATAGAGATTGACTATCGCGGCGATATCGAAGTTATGATTCGCGCCCTCGCCCTGCGCTACGGTGTGGATCCGGACTTTGCTGTAGAGATTGTCAAACTTGAATCTAGCTTCAGGCCCAAGGCCGTGGGAGATGGAGGGCTGGCCGTGGGCCTCTGGCAGTGGCATTTTCAGTCCTGGGTGCATGTTCGTACCAGGATGAACTTGCCGACGGAGGACGAGCGAGACGACGCCTTTGAGAGCACCATCACGGCCCTTTACGCTATCGGCCGGTTGGGCCTAGCACGCTGGTGGAGTACGGCGGAGCGTGCGGCACAAAACGTGGCGGAGTGGAGGCGGGATGGCGACGGTAACGAACGCTGATCTTGCTAAACGCCTGGACGAGCTAACCCGCCTTGTGGCGCAAAAAAGTGATGGCACGGCCTGGGAGGGCTGGCGACATGACGTGGAGGTGAAGCTTACGGAGCTGGGAGCGCAGGTCAATCGGTTGGCGGAGATAATTGAGAACGGGACAGATCGTGATACACGTAGAGAGACGTGCCCGTTTCAGGTAGAGATTGCGCGTGCGGCGAATAATCACCAGCGGCTGAGCAGCATGGAGAATGTTGTACAACAGTTGCGGGTTGACCTGGCCAAGCAGAGCGTTGCCAGTGGCGCAGCCGGTGGGGGGATAGTATCCTTGCTGACCGGGGTGATAATAGCCATCGGCAAGGCGCTAAACTGGTGGTAGGCCATGACGGATAGAACGCATATCGTAGTTTTGAGTGATCTGCATGTGGGAAGCACAGCCGGGTTGTGGCCGCTTGGGGGCGCGGCGATTGAAGGTGGCGGCTTCTACATGCCCAACCCGGCACAGTGTTGGCTTGGCGAGTGCTGGCAAGACATGCTTGCCCAGGTTGCCGCGCTTAGGCCCAGGCCGCTGCTGATTATAAATGGCGATGTGATTCAGGGCGTGAACGCTAAGGACGGCCAGATTGTAGGGGCTATGACACAGGCCCAGGTTGCGGCGGCATATCAGATGTTGGAGCCGCTTCAGCACAAGGTCAAGGCGCTATATGTTATGCGGGGCACGGAGTTCCATGACGGCAAGTCGGGCGAGGCCAGCGAAAGCTTGGCTACGATGTTACATGCTGAAGTGGATCGGGCCACGGGGCGTATGATCCTGCAATGCCGCCGTGAACGGCGGGAGAGTTTGGACGGGATTATGCGTTTCGTACCGGTATATAAGATAAGTTTGGAGGGAGCATAATATGGACATCGAGGTTTTGGGTGTGGCGATTGCGGCGGCATGGGTGCTGATGAAGTTGATCGAGGCAATTATCAGTCCCCTTTGGGAGCGGTTCGAGTTGGATCGGTTCTGGCTGCTCTATGTGGGCCTAGTTATTGGTGGGGCGCTAGGTTGGTTCACGGGGCTCAATGCCTTTCCCGTATTTGTTGAAGCGCCCCTTATCGGGCGGGTATTGACCGCGTTGGTGATCGGCTTGGGGCCTAGTTTCATTTGGGATTTGTTGGACGGCCCTAAGCGGTGATAATCTATCTCTCTACGGTGGCATAATGGGCCCCGCGATAATACTCGCGGGGCCCATTTACTTTACAATAACAAAATGTCATAAAACTTAGCCTCCAAAAGCTTGACATTTTTGCGATTGTATGCTATAGTATGGCCGTGAACGATAGATAGGGCAAAAGGAGGCATAGGATGAACCCTAATGGCGGTTTACAAGAAGACGGGGCCATAGGCATACGGGCGCGAATGGTGATTCAATCTCATCCTGGGGCTGCTATTCATTATACCATCGGTTGCATAGCCGGGCTCAACAAAGTCATTAGCCAACGGGCGCTCTATCGCAATCCGACGGTACCGTGGCTCTCCAAGTACCGTGCGCAATGCGAAAAAATGTGCGCACGCAAAGGGATCACCCTAGAAGATGGTTGGCATAAGTGGTAAGCCTAGAAGGGGGCAAAATGGAAATTCAAGGCATGATTGACGATCTGTATGAGGCACAATGTCTTATCAAACAGGGCATAGACATTCTTAAGGGGGTTGCCAAAGCGGACAAATCAAGGCGGGGGCAACATTATTATCGCTCGATTATCGCTAACCTGGAGATCATAGCCGGTAGAGATCACGAATGGCTCTCAAGGGACGATAATATTGACGATTGGCTTGACGACTTGGAAAGCGAGAATACAGACGAGAGCATAATGGAGGCATTATGAGGGCAAGGACGATATATAAATCGGGTACACGGTTGGTGATTCAGCGCAGCCTGCGGCTACCTTATGATCTGGACTGCAAATTTGTGGAAAAGTGTGCTCAGCTGCGTATCTCCGTTGCCAGCGCTATGGAGGCCCTGGTACGGGGATGGCTCGATGGCCGATTTGTTATTGAGCCGGATGCGCTACGCCGTGGGCGAACGAATCCCACGGATGATGAGCAGTAAGCGGGTCTCTTCTAGAACGGAAAGGAGATCGAAATGACGGATATGGACATTGTCGAACGTGTGGTGGCGGCGGGTGATCTCAGCAAGCTCACGGCGCAAGAGCGGGTGGCCTATTATAAGGCCACATGCGATAGCCTGGGCCTGAACCCGCTTACGAGGCCGTTCGAGTACATTGTGCTCAACGGCAAAATGACGCTTTATGCACGCAAGGACTGTACCGATCAGTTGCGACGCCTTCATCACATGAGCCGTTGCATTATCTCCCGTGAGGTTATAAACGGCATTTATGTTGTAACCGCACGCGCCACAATGCCAAGTGGTGAGCAAGATGAAAGCATCGGCGCGGTAAGCATCGAGGGGCTTAGTAAAGACGCCTTAGCCAATGCGCTGATGAAGGCCGAGACAAAGGCCAAACGGCGGGTGACGCTTAGCATTATCGGCCTGGGTTGGCTGGACGAGAGCGAGATCGAGACAATCCCGCAGGCCAGCGTTGTCGAACAGGAGCCAGTTGCGCCCGTTCCATCTTTGCCTCCTGTAACAGAAGAAGAGGTGGAGCCCCCTTCAGAGCAGGCCGCGCCAGCGGAGCAATCGGGCAATGTCGGGTGGGACACTTGGGGTGAACGGGCACAGCGACGTTTCTGGGCGCACTGCAATCAGTTGGGGCTAGAACGGGAACATGTACATGCCGAGTTTGGCGTGGCATCCATGAAAGAATGGACACGTAGTATGCAGGACGCCGGGAATATCCTTGCCATACTCGATTATGCGGAGCAGCTGACTCTAACCCTCGATGACGTTCATCAGGCACTGAAAGTTCCACGCTTGGTGGATTGGCAGGGCACGGTGGGCAAGGCTAAAGAGGCTTTGGATGCATGGATAATCAAGTGCGCTGCTGAAAATTGGACAGAAGAGGATGACACGGAAGAAGGGGGGAATAGCGACAATGGAGCGTAGTTATCAGCCTGTTTTCGATGATGGGCGCGTGACTTGTCCAAGTTGCCTGGGGACAATGCGAATGCGGTGGTGCCCGAATGATGACATCCCCGGCGCGGGGTCAGTAACAGATTTTTGTTCACTTTGTCTCGACGGCATGGTCATCCCTGCTGTGGCCCGCCGGTATCTGCTGGACATGGATGACTTTATGGGTCTAGCCGCCCTACACGCTCTGCTAGAAGAGGTTTGTGGTGAATGTCCGGCTGGGGCAAACGATGGAGATGAAAATGATGGATGATCAAGAATCCCGTTGGCTGTGTGATCTGTACAATTATTATCTCGATTGTGGCATGTCCACTGCTGAGGCGAACAGATTGGTGGACGAGGCTATGTGCACAGAACTCATTCACCGCCGTAAAGTCCGCCGTGGCGATCCTAGCCCTGTTACCTATGAGGAGGTCAAAAAGATGATGGATGAACTTTATGCCTGAACAGTGTCTATTGGGGGGGCTACCACAGATTCACAAGAGGGGGGTGATAAGATGAAATCCCAAAATCTCTTGGTTGACGCCTTCTGGCTGGCGATGCTTCTATCCTTGCTGGTTTTGGCTGTGCTGGTCGGGGGCGAGGTGATCCACGATGATCAGCCTGGCGCGGGGTGCGTGCCCATCATCTGGTCTGTTCTATCTCTAATACTCTTGGTAGGAGGTCTGCTCATGCGGGGCATGGATCGTTCATCTTGGGTCTGTATCGCGCTATCGGTTTTGGTTTTGCTCTATCTGGTGGCGCAGGGCCTGCGGTGGTGGATTTGGCTATGACAGCGACAAAGATAACGCAGGAGTTACTCGACCAAATCTATGCGCAGGCAAAAGAAGGCGTGGGCTGGGGTGAGATTGCTAGCAACGCGCATATTCAGTATTCTACAATCCAGCGGTACCTATCCGAGGCGGGATTCAAGCCACAAAGGGCTGGGAACGCCAGGACGAGTGAACGGCTTAGAAAGCAAATCACCGACTTGGCCGTGCAGGGGGTAAGCGAGACGGAGACGGCGAGAATCTTGGGCCTTAGCCGCGATACGGTAAAAAAATACCGTAGGCTTGCCGGCTTTGCCCCGCTTGGGCATGGGGATCCTGGGTATAAGGCCATGAAGGTGCCGCGTTGCCGCCGTTGCGAGATTTTGCTGACTGATGATATGCAGGGATACGACGGGCTTTGCAAATATTGCTTGGTGGAACTGGAGGAAGCAGATGATCACTGAAACAGAGAAGTTGCGTTTTACGGAGTTGGCACAGGAAAGTGGTGATCGCGCCAAAATCGAATGCTTTGGCAATGAGATTAAGGAGATATTTGATCACTGGTCGAATGCGCCTACGGCAAGAAGTGCGCAATGGTGGCAAACAGTTACTCTTCTTATCTCCGCCCTAGATATTGCCGAAACGTGGTGTGAGAAGTTACAGGAAGAGCCGACGCAGTGACCAAGCGGCTACGGCACTTGCGGCGTTGTCTGCTGACATACAAAAAGGAGATAACATAATGGGAAATCCAGTTATAACTATGTGGGATGTAGCCAGACTAAAGGATTCGCCCTGGGAGCCACAGACGCGATTGCTTGAAAAAAATCTTCGTCTTTTAGAGCGGGACATTGCCGAAGCTGGGATTTTACAGCCCATTTTGGTGCAACCTGATGGCACAATTTTGGATGGGCATCGGCGTGTTTATTGTGCGCGGAAACTTGGCATTGCAGAGATCCCGGCAATTGTATGTCATCGGCCCCCGAGAGAGGCATTCCGGGCAATCAATGATACTACGCGAAAACTTAGTAGTAGAGAGAGTTTGGAACTATATCTAGCGGGAGGATTGCCCCCACGTGAAGTGGGGGGAGATATTGAAAAGCTCAAAAAAATTGGTGGGCAAGAGCTTTTATATGCTATATTTAATAGCCATCAATCCCCCGGCATTCTCCGCGTTGCTGAAATGATCGCTAGATATTGTTCATTTCAAGAAGATGTAGAGATGATGCGCAAAACAATATACTGGCTATTGAAACATCGAATGCAACGGAATGCTCGCTATGCCTGTGATACTGGAACACTACCTGAGGTGATTTATACGGCTATTGTACGAGATTTGCCATTGTCACTCAAGGTTGTTAATTCTATCTCGTGACCAAGCGGCTACGGCGCTTTGCGCCGCCCGCTGGCATACGCTAGCCCGGCAGGCAAGATAACGAGCCGGGTGGCTAACCGCACTTAGCCATGACAATAGAGTGGAGCCAAGCCCTGCGGATACCCATTTTGCCCCGGTGCGGCGGGGCATGACCAGGACATTGCCCCGATAGGGTTGCTGCTCAACACCAGCGCCACGGAGGAAGGCATGGCGGTTGTTGACCGCGAATGCCGACAGTTTGGCCGACCTGGACGGATCCTTGTGGGGGGCGATATAAAGATGATGGTATATAATCCAAAAGAGGATGTAACATGACGGCTATCGCGCACCTGGAGAATCTTGTTCCTGTAGAAAAGCGAACACGCATTTTGGCGGCCCACCCTGATGAGCGCCTTCTGCTGCGCCAAGCTGCAATCGAGTGGCTTGTAGCGGCTAAGCAGGGCAACCCTAACTATGAGACCGGGGCGCTGCTGAACAACTTTATTGACTTGGCCTTTGCGTTGGGGTATAAAGTGGCCCAAGACGATTTGGGGCAAAGTTGCCTGGAGTGCGGCGCGTGGGTATTCAGAAAGCAAGATGATGGCTCTTGACAAGCCTCGCGATCTATGTTATAATGGGAACGCGAGGTAAGAAAGGGGCAAAATGACTAATTGTTTTTTTATTGAGGAATACGCCCTGGCACCAGTTGCCCCGTTATCTCGCAAGAAACGATTAGTCGCTGGTGCCGGGGCGTTTCCATCTAAGAGATTTCCATGACAGAGGATAAGGGCTCGCGCTGGTATTTCCCCGTCTATGAGGGCCTATTTGAAGCCAAGCATGTAGCCGCGATGGGACCGGCGATATGGCTCTATGGCTGGATTCTGGCACGGGCCTGGGCTGCACAAAAAGAAGGGGTGATTGCCTATTCACATGCAGATGCGGTTGTAGACTTAGGAGTGTGTGAAAAGACAGTCCGTCTTTGGTTCAGTCGACTCCAAGAGTATGGATACCTCATCACACGGGCTAGACACCCTCATCATCTGGAGATAGAGGTGTCAAACTGGCGCTCCATTGAGGAATGGCTGAAAACCAGGACAAAGGCAGACGGGGCGGGAATGGTAAAAAGTTACCACTCTGAGGTAGAGAACGGTAATGTGATCGGTAATGTGATCGGTAATTCTTTTCTACCCTCTATATCTATAAATCTATTAACCTATAAATACCCTAACGGGTCGCAGGGCGACGGGCTGCCAACTCTATCCGGCGCGTTTGCTGGATTCCTGGAACAACTCAAAACAAGCACCAATAAGCAGGCTATGCTTAAACATCTTTACAGCCTATGCTTTACGGGTGATGCGCCTGATTATGGTTATTTGGGCAAGGTGGCGAAAGCCGTTGGAGGAGCGGGGCGGCTTGCCGAGATCAT